CCAGCTGTCATATATTGCGGCCCCATTATGCGCATGGTCGAATTTGACAGTGCCTCTGTGACTACATCTACATTAATATTGCCTTGTTTCATAGCCACATCTTGTATCATGTTCACTAGTCCAATCTTTGTACTGATGAAAGTATTGTAGAACACTTTGATGCACTCACATTCGTCCCAGGTTCCTATCACGTATCGTGGATTGTTTTCCATTATAGAATTGTAGAATGCAACCAGTTGTTTTGCATCACCTGTTTCGGTGCCGTCTTCGGTGCCTATCATAATCATTTCGGGATTGACCATGTCCCATGCAACACTGCCCATTGCTATGAGATATGGATTATAGACAAATCTAGTATTTGGAATTAGTTGGATAAATTCTCGACGAGTGGTGCCGGGAAGCACAGTACTAATTAAAACAAGAAGTTGATTCTTATTCATATATCTATTTGCTTCTTCTAAGCATTCTTTAACGATGTCGTAATTAAAATCTTTAGGTTCCAAATGAGCTGTAGGAGCTCGTCCATCATATGCAGGATCATGCGGTGTAGGAACCGCGATAAACACGATATCCCTATCATGCACAGCGGCTTTGATAGAAGATTTAATGCTGATCAACATTGTAGGTGATACAAGTCGTACATCGTACCCACTGACATCGTGCCCTTTAGTTGCGATTGCTTCGGCGCAGGGCATTCCTAATTTTCCTAATCCAATAAATCCAATCTTCATTCTAATTCCTTTACAATTAACGATTTTCCAAAATTTCTTTTTCTACCAAAATAGATATTTTCTAAGAATCGATCTAAACTTATGTCTTTGCTTTCATGAAATTCAAACTTGTACGTCACTGCAATTTCTAACGTAGTATCATCTAACAAATAACCTAAAAAATCATAATCGAAAGTTTTGGTGTAAGGAAATGTTGATATACTATCATAATTTATAACATAATTTTTTTGAAAGTCCAATAGCTGAGTTAACAACCTACGATCTAAATCAAAATTGGTGCTGACAAAATTCTCCAAAAGTTTAAAAACATAGTCGTATTTACGATCTAGGTGCATGTGGAGAGTTGAGCGATGTATGATATTCCATCCATGTATTTCAATGTTCGAAATATTGGGATGATTGATTTCTCCATCAGTCATCCAATTTCTGTAATAACGCCTCACACTGTCACGTTCTTCTATAAACCACGGGTCATTAATTAAGTAGTTCCATAACTTGTCATAAAACTCTGCGTAGTCAATACCATATTTGGCAAGGAATCTGCTGGTGTATGTGGTTAGTCCATTGATGTGAAATGTCTGCATAAACCAACTGAATATCTGGCTGTCTAACATTTCTTCCATTGTCATGTCTTTGGTACTGGTAACTACATTCACACATTCTTTCAATTCATTGTAATTATAACTACCGCTCATATAATCATACACAGGCACACTTGTAATTTTGAACAGTTTTTCTTGTAACAGATTCATCTCAGCATTTTCTAACATCTGCGCTTGAAGAACGTTTATACCTGTGTGATTGCCAGCTCGATAAATTTTATAGAACCCTTCCTTCCAAGATGATACGGTTTCACCGGGAAGTCCTAGAATAATTTCTGTGTACACAGGCACGTTATTTTTGTCACAGATTGCAAATATATTTTCAATTTTATGTTGAGATAGATTTTTACGTTTGATATTTTCAAGCACGTCGAGATCCATGCTTTGAACACTGACAGTTAGTCCTTGATTGAACTTGGGATTTTTAATCAGCTTAAACACAATGTCAAACACTTCTGGTTTTTGATCCTTGGCCCAACTCATACTAAAACTATTAGGGCATCCATACTTTGCTTGGACTTCAATTAACTTGTCAGCAATGGCATTGTCACGCTCTACAAACATGCCAAAGTTAGCATCAGTGATAGTAACAAATCCACAGCCCTTTTGTCCGATCCACTCTAGTTCTTCAAACACCTTTTCGAGATTAAACTTTTTAACTTTGTTGTAGGTTAAGCTGCCCCAGTCACAAAATGTACAGGCATAAGGACATCCTCTATTGGTTTCTACAGTCGCATTCCATTCTACATCAGTGACTTCCGACATTATTTTATCAAACACCCCTGTTAGGTATGGACTAGGTAAATCTTCTAGATTCCCAATACGGTCGCCATTACCAGTATCTACTGCTACACCTTCTCTGTTGATAAGCAAACCTTTTATATTATCCCACGGCGAGTCTGTTGCTATTGCATCAAGTAATTGCTTTAATATTATTTCACCTTCTGATTTAATAACTACATCAATAAATGACAACTTTTGAAATATATCATTTTTAGTAATCGGCATCTCTGGACCGCCAAAAAATATCAAACAATCAGAGTTTAGTTCTTTTACTCTACGTGCCAATGCATAATTATAATTTTTGTTCCAAACATAGGTGCTGAATCCAACAATACGACATTTTGCTAACTTATTTGCTGTAGCTTCAATACTGTCTCTACGCCATATCAAATCTTCCAGCTGGTAGTTAGTTTTAATCGAATCAAACTGATTAACGTATGCCCAAAGAACTCCTACGCTATAGGGGAGATAGTGTGCATTGAATTCTTTTGGCCCTTGTTGAAAATTAGGCTGCACTAGACTTATAAGTTTACGAGACATAATATAATAATTTCTTTAAGTCGCTGTTAAAGTAACAGTGCTCAGTGGTATAGTTTACTAATCTGTTATAATTATGTGCCAGCACCGGAGCCATTTCGTCTAACATTAGATCCCATTCTTCAAAAGATAAATTGCATAATCTTTCTACTTCGTCAACAATTTTTTTAAGTCTTCGATCATCATTATTTTCGAGATCGTAACTTTCATCAACCCATCGTTCAAACGTCAAAAATCCCATATTCTGTAGGTGTTTTAAAACACCGGGTCTATTAAAAATAATAAACGGATGCCTGGCTAAAATTGGTTTAATTTCTTTTTCTGTGAACCCCACTGACATTTCGTCATCTTGAAATGCAAAAGTGCTAGATACCAAACTAAAATAACTCTGCTGATAGAATACAATAGGCAGTGAATTAGTCTGAAATTGATTGATTGATAAATCTACGTTATCTACCTGCAGAGGTAGATTATTTTTAATTTTTTTAAAACCTTCTCGTTGAGCGGGATCTTTTATAGCTCGATATGCTTTATCGATTTCGTGAGGCATTAATCCAAGACTTACAAAACCGCTATCTATCAAATTCTTTTCAGCTAAAAGACAAACCAACGCAACACGATGATCCCTAGCTATTCTATTGAGAGAAAGATACTTTTTGATTTTCCGAGTTCGAGGATAATCAAAAAATGAAAGATTTATTGTACTAAAACGTTTATATACATGATGTACATATAATACAGTGATTTTTTTATCTGATGATATTTTATTTTTATACACAAAATTATTGTGTATGTCTTGAATATCTGCGGCCGCCGCCATGTAGATTATTTTATGCAATGGTATGTCTTTTATTCTTTTATATATTATTTCGAGGAAAGAATTGGTCGATGACTCACATTGATGGTTTAACATAAGGTGAGCATGGCCAATTTTTAATTCTTGTTGTATAAGTGCATCAAATTTTTCAATTACACTGCCCTTGTGATCATACCAGTTCCAAGCATTGATGTCTACATTTATAATCCATTTTTTTGTCAAATCAATCTCATGCAATGGTAAAATTTTAATTTCAACCCCTGCTTCTTTAGCATGTTGTTCAATAAATTCTACCCAGTAAGGATCTCTTCTAGAATTTACAGCCGTGATATTATAAAGATCAGTGTCAACTGTGCTGGTTGTAATATCTAGAATCTGCAAAGATTTATTCATTTTTTAATTTTTATTTTAGTAGTGTTTGGATTCCATTTGAAATTTGGATCTGTGAAGTGCTGTCCTAGTCTCGGTGTAAGGTCCGTGATATATGTGTCTTGTGTATATTGATTAGACAGAACAAGTCTGGTACTATCTTCAACATAGTCAAGACTTTCTTGAGAAAAGACTGTACCTGGAAATATATTTTCTAAATAGAGTAAATGCTCTTTAGGTGTAGGATGATTATCTACGAAGTTCTCTTTCTGCCAGTGCACCTTATATGATGGTCTAGGCTTGCGCTTATTCCAATCTCCGTCAAATATTGTTTCTAAAACACTGGGATGCACAATATCGATTGTCTCCTTGTAGAAATCTAGCAAATAATCTACATCAGTCATGTTTTGATCATCGCTTTTTTTGCTGTGAAACGGAACCATACTCATGAACTCGTAATCGCAATTTATGCTGTCTAAGGCTAATTTGCATCCATGAACTAAATTTAAGTCACGCATCAAATAGCCGTGATCGCACAAATAGTTTTTTAAGAATTTTTCATCGTATTCTTCCTGAGAATACAAGTTACCCGGAGTAATCCAACCTCTTTTTTTCGTGAATCGATCTTCTCTAGTGACATTAGAGAACATTATCATAACTAGATCGTTTTTGTTAATTTTGTGTTTTACGATTGCTTCCATCAGTGCTTGAAATATGAAGAAATTTCCTGCAGCACAGCGACCATAATTATATGATTCGTTGATTTCTTTTGAAATTATATCGGCCCAGGTAGGCCAAGAGTATTGAGTAAAGCTGCATCCGAATGCAAAAAAACGAGAATACTTTTTGAAATCAATATTTTTCATAGATAAATAATAGTAGTACATTATTTATACAGTAAAAAATGCTTGAAAAAAACTTCCAAATTACACCCAATGAATTTTATACCACAAACACTCAATCTACATTAAAAGATGTGTTAGAAAAAAACAATGTTGACGATGTAGAATATGGATATATCTTTATAGGATATCCTAACTGGAACCAAGCTGATGTCGACTTACTTAAATATCTAGACACAAAATTTTTAGATAAGTTAAGACACACAGACACCTTGTTGATAGTGGATTACACCTATGAAGGTTTTAGTCCTGTAGAATGTCCCATCGTTTATATTTTGGAAAACAATTGCAAGAAATATGAGATAGACCCTAAAAAAATATTTTACTTCAGTGGAAATCTAAAAACAAATTCAGATCTTATTAATGTCGTACCCGTATACCTATTAGACTACTGCGGAAACTTCAAGACAGTAAACCACAATTTGTTAGAGATAAAAAATAAATGCCTTGCAACACTCCAAGATAAAATTGTTCTAAGTCTCTCAAGAAGAAATAGACATCATAGAGTGCTGGCACATGCCATGCTATTTGCCAGCACTTTAAGAGAACATGCTATTATCAGTCAAGATAAATTAACAAATTTTCACATAGATGATTTTTCATTAGAAAAGATAGGATACACTAGGAAACAGTGGCGCCGGTTCTCAAAAACTTTACCATTAATCGCTGATACAAATCAATTCCACATTAATGATCCGTTCAATACCTTAGAGGATCTGCACTGTAAGACTGTGTTTAGTATTGTAAATGAAACACTGGTGCATGATTACAATAATACCAGTCTATTTTATTCAGAAAAAATTCTTAAGCCAATTGTAAACTTCCAGCCAATGATTATATTTGGACAACCTGGCATAAATCATGCACTGAAAGATTTAGGATTTAAATTATACGATGAGTATTTTGACCTCTCATTCGACTTTGAACCAGATCATATAATTAGATATAAAAAATTATTACAGAGTATAGAATCGCTAGTCAGGGATCTATCAACTTTTTCTATAAAAGATAAAGTAGAATGGCGATTTAGGCATCACCATATTCTCAATCACAACTTTAATAATTTAAAACTGCAGACTCATTCCAGCAATGCAGCAAAAAAATTTGCCGCAAAGGTATCAGAGCTGAGAACTACTAACAAAGAAACTTTTTAGTTCTGGAAAAGTTTTTACAAAGTCAGTGCCTCTTCTACGGTCATGTTCTGTAAACCAATTAAAGAAGTCTCTACGACCTTCTTTTAGTCGTTCTGGGGTATAGATAGCTGATTCCATGTATTTCACAACTCTTTCAAATTTAGCATACTCTAAGTCGTTGAATTTACTGCGATTTTTATCGTCTAGATTGGCTAGAATGAAGTCTAGGTGACTTTGCATGTAAGGCATAAATTCTAGCTTAGGCAAAATATTCATATCATACTGCAACGGCTCTTTCAAATAGGGAGTATCAAATCGAATACGTTGCCATTTGTTCTGAGCAGCCCCATTGTATTTGATGCGCCATTCTAGAATTTTTTCTAGTAGGCTTTGGAAGTTAGTCACTGTGAGTATATTAAAAGTTATCATGAATGTGATAGGCAACTGTGTTTTTGTTAGATAGGTATCTAAATTACGCTCCCACACTGTTAGATCCAATCCTGTACGAATGTATTCTGCAGGAGCTCCCCAAGTATCCATACTTGTAAAAATTTTAAAATCTTTGATACAACCATTGGCAATTAAGTTATTGATTTTTTCTACCAATCTATCGATCAATATCGGTTTAACACCAAAATTTGTATTGATGTTTAATTCAAGTTCGGGTAAAGGATTGATTAGCAGATCGTCTAGTAACTTCCATGTGCTGGATTGTAACAATGGTTCACCGCCGGTAATTCTAAGTATCGTCAGCGTTTTTCTAACTTCTGGCCACCACCGCCACCATGCAGCTACATAGGGATTAGATTCTTCTTCATAGATTTTAAACCAATCGATATCATTGCGATGATTCTTGACCATAATGTACGGTCCATGGTCTTTGATTTCTTTATGATAACTGCTGCTGTGTTTTGGATGGCAATATCCGCATTTGAAATTACATTCGTTACCAAATGAAATTTCTATGTACTGTGGATTTACCGGAGCTAACGGATTAGCTTTTATAGCTCCTAGTCTTTGTTCGGTAAAGATACTGGCATTGCGTTCGTGTCTGTCAGATATGTATTCTTCGCCTAAAGATTCAATATTCCAACAATATTGACAGCCCGCAGGCTTATCTCCCTGCATCATTTCCGCACGTTGAATGATTTTTTCTTTGGTATTGTGTAATGCACTAGGATCAACAGCAATTTCATTTAATGGAATTTTATGCGGGGCTGGATGATAACAACTATGTGTTTCACCTGTTTGCAGATAAATCGTGGTGTGATGCCATTTGGCCAGGCAAAATGTAGGAGAGATTTCATTCATTATAGGAATGAATTTTTGAATGCGTGTTTTATCTTGCATCAAACTGTTCCTTTAACCAATCGAAATCATTGATTTTTTTTAATTCTTCAAGATTGGTACGATTTTCTAATCCAAATCTGCGACCGGCTCGGGCGCCTTGCAGAGCATACTCGTCGGTGGATTTCTCGCACCAAGTATCTAATCTATGCTGTGTTTCGGTATCATCTTGTCTATCAATTACTCTGCTGGCCAATTTACAACATTCCCTGAATGCTGATTTCCATGTATTGAAAGGATCAGTGTTGAATCCGTTTATATTTGATACTGATGGAATAGATTTGAACCATTTACTGATACTAGTGGTCATGTCAGATTTAGACGTGTCTATATCTAAAGTTAATTGCCTTGGTAATAATTTCACACCACCATTTCCGTATTCTAAATCGTTAATCGGATTTCGGCTGTGCCATACATGCACTGTGGCCTTGGCGTTACTGTCATAATAAGGTATCTGATAATCAAAACTAAAATCTTCTACTATAATAGCATCAGCATCTACTACATAAAACATTTCACCGGATGATTTTTTAGCAGCTTCGATGTGTGCTTGATGTATACCTTTGATATCTTTGACCCAATAAATTAAATTACCTCGAAGTTTTGCGCATAGATCTACGAATCTTTCTGCAGCAAAGGGTTCATGATAAGATATAAACACAACTTCGTAGGGGATAGGATCGCTGGCCACAATGTCTATTTCTTTTTTATTTGTAAAAAATCTGTGGTCCCATTCTCTTTGTAAAATTTTAGCGGACTTAGAAAATATACACACGCCATCAAAATAATTTCCATTTTTAAATACATGGATGTATTTTTCATCCCATTCATTTATTCTATAATCGAACTTGAAATTTTCTTTGACAATAATATGATCCCAAATAACCCAAAAGAATTTAGTAAACGATTTAGATTGCACAGATTGAAAAGTATCTGCATATTCTATTTTTTGTGCTGTAGGTAGTTGTTGTTTAATTCTTTGCCAGATAGTATCATTGGCTGATCCTTTGCTTACATAAAATATGTCATACATTAGTAGTATCTCGATAATAGGTAAGTCCTAACATTATAGTTTCGTCGTACAGATCAAGAGTATATTTGCTCTGTACTGGGTCCAACCAAGGCCAATCTAGTCCAAGATCAAACTTTATCTTTTCACCCAAATTTTTAATTGCATCGTCAAGACCGGCTGCCCCGACTTCTTCGTAAGGTTTGCCATACTGATTCCATATTCCTTTTAGAATTTCAAAATCTCGAACCTCGATGTAATTCCACTCTGTGCAGTTTGCTAACCATGTACCTAGTCTAGCACCATATATAGAATAAATTCCATTTTCTTCATGTGTGCCGACCGTTGACCACATCCGTAGCCTATGTATGTTATGCCACCAAATGCGTTCTCCAATTTCTTGTGGGGGAACTTTTATGCCATCAAGCAAAGTCATTTTTACACCTTCACGAAATCCTGCCCGCCATGCTTGAAAAGGCGATCCCGTAATTATACTGTCGCTATATACTCGTGGAAAATTTCTATAGCCATCTTCCCAACAAAAATCTACCTGGCCGCGATCGCTGTCAGAGTTCTCGTGTGTTCGCATATTGAGAACAAATTTCTTGTTCCAAATTTTTAATCCACCATTGCCGTAGCGAAGTCCATTAATACTGTTTCGGCCGCACCATCCGTATACCTGTATCCTGGGGTCTGTCATGTCAAGATCATGCTCGAAAAATTTAGGATCAACTATATTGTCTGCATCTACAGTGATAAACCAATCTGTGTCGGACAATTCAGCCGCTGCTTTGTGTGCATGGTCGCTACCTTTCACACCGTGGACACGTTTGGCCCAAGGTACCTTGTTACACAAATCAGCGTAATGCAGATCTGCATTAGGTTCATCATAACTTAAAAAAACTATATCAAATTCAATTACTTTCATAGATATTCAATAACATAATTTTTAAACAATCTTCTTGTGTACACACTGAATTTAGGATAATTAAAATCTGTAATTAATTTGTAGTTTCCAATGAGATCATTTATTTTAACAGTAACAATTTCAAAAAGCAAGTTCGGATCGTTGTATTCGGTGACAAAAAAATGCATTTCGGTGTCACCATCCCACACGATATTACGCCTCTTTATTCCGGCCCTAGCTTTGCGTGTTCCTCCGAATTCTGTGGACATTTCGATTTTTAGAATAGCAAGTTTCGAATCATACCTGATATAGATATCTGGTTTTTTTATCTCAGAATCTTTCTTAGAAATCACTCTGTGTAAAACATCATCTATTTTATAGACACTTTTTATTTCTGCTACTTCTAAGGTATTGGAGTTCATGTCAACTACACAGTTGTCAATTTTAATTTCTGCGTTAATTATAGATTCTGCCAATTCTTTGTCTAAGGAAATTTTATGTTTTTGATCTTTAAAAGCATGACTAGGACCCACACTGATCACTGCACCGGTATCGGGATTAAACAATGCGACAAATTTTACAGGTGGCAACTTGTAATGCAAGAACCAGTTTTCAAAATCCTCTATTTTTTCCATGATATCTCCTCAAGGATATTGATCATTTCGTTGTTGATTTTATCTTTTTCAACATAATGGACAATGTCATGTTGTTGATAATTTCCTATTTTAAGTTCGCCTTTTCGATTCAAATAAAATCCCACATGATCACTCCAGCGGTCAGCAGGCCACGGCCAATTCTGTATCATAGGTTTCATATGCACTATTCGAGGAAATTCTAGAGGATACGCGATTTCATCAGATATATCTAATATTTTAGCCGCTAATGCAAACGCTTCGTCTGTGCCTAAAACTCGAGGTTTATGGTCTGTCAGAAAAACATTTGAAAATTCTATGGGATTTTTTATGATATTTCTTCCTAAATCAAAAAATTCTTTTGTGAAGTCACTGTCCTTCTTAAAAAAAGTATACAGACTATACAGATTTGGCAAATCGTTTTTTACAAAGGTCTTACGATGATATTGATCTACTACAGTTTCACCTCTATAGGTGTAACTTTTATTGGCCACATATAATTCACTGTGCTTAATAAAGTATTCGACCCAGTGGCTGTAATCACGCATAAACAGCATATCTGCATCTAGACATACAGTGTAATCAAATGGAGTGAGTTGGTCCATCCATGATCTACCATCCCAAAAAGTTTCCTGACTCCATTCTATCACGTGATCGAACACCCACGGCGAATTTAATTTGTCTAGTTTTTGTTTATTATCTATCACCAAAGCAATTTGATCAAACCCGGGCCGTTGCGTGTTTTTTATGCTCAATGCTAATGCATAGGCCAACTGTAGGTAATCTACAGTTTCGTGTTCTGCTACCACTAACAGGTAACCAAACTTCATATCAACTCCAACAATCGATCACTGTGCCTTACTATACTCTGCTTGTTCATTACGTGAATATCTATGTTATGTATCGATGCTGCGCAATATTTCTCATCTAATTTTGGCGATACCAGCACAGTCAATCTATCAGCATCCACCGAGTGTAATATATCCCTGTCTAGTAATGTTAAGACTGGAGGTAGGCATCCCATTGAGGTCTGTTCAAATCCTGCTAATACGTGCCTAACCACACTAAACGCAATATCGTTTCTATATTGTTTTGAATCAAATCTATATGTATCGGCATAATATTGATAATTGTCTTTGACGTAGCGCAACAGATCGAAAAACATTTTTGAATATGCGTTTTTTGTAAACATCACCGTAGTAGCCCAATACAATTTGATGCCTACATCAGAAACATATCGATCATGGTACCCCATCCGTTGGTTATCGTAGATATCGTTGATCGATTCTCCAATCATAACATCACTGTCTATATCCCAATATTCTGCTAATCTATCGGAAAAAATAAGAAAATCTGCATCAATTAAAAGTGTTCGTTGATATGGAGTGATGTCGTAGGCTGAATTTCTATTACCGTTGATAAATTGCACCACACTGCGCTCTGTGCCGTCGTGTAAACCCCTAGAATTGTTTGTCTCAGGTCTAGCGACTACAAAAATATGTTCAAAAATAGTTTGAGCTCGATCGTAAATTTTAGATTCTATCATCCAATCCATAGTGGCTTGATCGGTGACCAACGACGCAGGTTGCCCGAGATATTTTTTAGCTAACCCCCCAGAGATGATCGCCATCAATGCGTAATCGACGGTCCGATTATTATGAGCGTAGATCAATATGCCTTTGGTCATTGTTCTAATAACTTTTCTACTGATCTACTTTTTTTAAGATTTTGATCTTGTTCAAAATATTCATTAGTGGTTTCAAAATATCTATCAAAGCACTGATCTCGAAATGCTTCTAGATCATCGATTAGTATTGGATTTCCATTTGTATCTAGCAGCACTACTCCATTTATTCTTCCTTTGACCAACAGCATTTCTACAAAAGTTAAAAGTGTTTGATCAATATGAAATAACCCACCATTGTAACCCAGTGTTAGTTTGGCTGAGATTTTTTCTTTTAGAATCTTACGTTGGATCGAAAAAGTCTGCCTATAATTAGCAAACTCTAGTGCTTGTTTAATGTGATCCTGCATGCATTCTCCTTGATTATCTGCGCACTTTATTTAGTGGCTGATGAAATCACAGGAAAAATTATGGTGCGATAGCTGAGATTGTGACTAAAGGAAGTGTGACTGAAAAATTTCCTAGAGTTAATGGTACCAGTATACCTGTGGCATACAGCAAACTTACTGCTATTGAGAATGTGCCGTCAACAGAGTCCACGGTATCTGGTACCGGATTAGAAGGATGCTGTCCAGGATCAACATAATTATCAACAAATTCTATATGCCATTCCCCTTGTCTAGCCGTGCCTGTGGAATTATTGCCTGATGCAGCGTCTAGAGTTCTAGCATAAATCTTATAGGTATTAGATCCATACGGACTGGATCCGCTTAAACTGTACCATAACTGACGGCTATTGGTGCATCTGTACCAGTTTTGACCGTCATTGGGGCTTACTCCTGTGCCGGGATTATTACCACCATACGATCGTGTACCAGCAGAACTAAGTATGCCTGTCCATGCATTATTTTGATTGTTGTTTGTTCCGCCCGTGCGACTTGCTGTGAATCTAATCTGACCACCCGAATTCCAAAAGTGCCTGGCCTGCGTGGCATCGGGCCAAGTGGCGGTAACAGTACACTGTATAAGGCTGGTCCACGATGTGCCATATATTCCTGGCCATGTGGTACTAGACGGTGCTGTAGGAACGTTGACTGCAGATTGGCTGCCTGCCACTGTGAATCGATTTGAGTTGATGGTGTTAGCAATTGCTTGATATGAATTTATAGGAGCGGTAGATGAGTTAAATATCACCTTCGCATTCTCTACAACTGTCACCGGGGTAGGTGCTGTGCCAAAAATATGAGTCCATGCATTTATGATATCATTGCGCAACTGGGTGATATGTGTTACTGTGAGTTTGGTACCTTCTGCGACTGCAGAACTGTTCAATGCCTGTCCGTAGCCAAACGGTCCGGCACCTGTGCCTAGATTATCTACCACAGTGCTTCTAATTGCGTTGTAGTCTGCTACACGG